GCAGATGCGTTTTGGGCCCGTAAGTGCCCTGTCCTTGATCAAAAAAAGTGTTTGATTCATTGACGATATTGCCTTTCTTTTGGCGTTTTCGGCTTTTGGGCAAAGCTCTCCGCCAAGCATAAATAACCACTCGTTGATACGTCTAACAAACGCGCCCACCTTACCACAGAAACAGAGGTTTCCCTCAACATAAAAGYATACTTATCGCTGGGGGTTACTTCTGGAGACTGGCAAAGTAGGCGGCGGCTTTTTTTAACATATCACGCTCCAATGCTAATTCGGCATTTTCACGTTTTAAGGCACGGTTCTCAGCTTCTAAAGAAGCAAACGGCGTTTGCTTTCCATCTTCGGTATATAGCTTCCGCCAACGATACAGGGCACTTTCAGGAACACCAAGTTCGGAGGCAATGATTTTAACTGGTTTGGAAGAGTTAAAACTCAAACGTACCGCATTTTTCTTAAAATCTTGGTCGTAGCGATTGCGTGAATAGGTCATTTTGAGGACTCCTTTCGGATAAATCAATTCTCKTATGTTTCTGTCCGAAATTCTAGTACAGACCCTGGAGATGGGTTAAGAAATTTGAAAACAGTGGAATGTTGACAATCAAATCAAACACCAAATATAGCGTCATATCAATATCTAAGTGGTGTGACTATCAGGACAATGACAATCAAGTGTCAATCAAACGTCAATCAACTGTCAATCAAGTGTCAACAAACAAGAAGGAAAAGAAGGAAAAGAAGGAAAAGAAAGAAGATAGTCAGCATTCACGCAAGCGTGAATATGCTGACGACTCTCCTGAAATGATTGAAGCTGCCTATCTCTGGGAAAAGATCAAAGGAAACAATCCAGAGCACCGGAAACCAAGCTTGCAGTCATGGGCTGATGACATTCGAAAGATGCACGAGTTAGATCATCGCCCGTTTGAGAAGATCCACAAGATGATTGACTGGTGTCAGATCGACACTTTCTGGCAAACCAACATTCTAAGCGCATCAAAGCTGAGATCGAAGTACGACACCATGGCAGCTCAAGCAAATCGCAAGTTTTCATCTGGTAGACGGCTAGAACACACGGAAACAAAGGAGAACTGGGGATATGGAGTCGACTAAAGGCCTGTTCACACATGCGGACGTGCAAAAAATCATCGAAAAGCGAGGGATGGACGTTAGCAAACTGCCAACTCAGGACGAGATTGAACGGCGCTTCTACGAACGCTCTATGGCCGCATTGAACCGTAAAAAGGCACGTGCCATTTATCGCTACTCAGTCTTCCCCGGAAACGTTACGGCTAAGTTTACGTTCGAAAAATGGCATCCTGAAATGCAGACGGATTTGCAGAAATCAAGAGATCTGGGAAATAGGGCATACAAGTTGGCAAAACAAATGCAAGAAACGCCTGAAAACGTGATTTTATTTGGCCCTCGTGGAACAGGAAAGACATCACTTGCTTTGGCGATGCTGACGAGTCTACGAGATGAAGGCCAGTCAGGGCTGTTTATTTCAACAGCAGAGCTGAGTAACCTAATGAGCTTGCAATACGATGCGCAAGACGTTCACCAGCGTTTAGCGGGCATTGAGCGCGCAATGAAAGAGGCTGACGTGCTGTTGTTGGACGACTTCGGGACAGAAGGCGGCATGAAACTCGACATCAAGCCGGTTAGACGCGACATGCAAGAGCTGATGTATCGTGTTGCAAATGCCCGCCTTGATTTTGAGAGCAACAGTCCTCGTCTATCAACAATTATCACAACGAACAACGAGATGAGCGAGCTTGAGCACATGTACAACAGCAAACTCATCAGTCGAATTATTCCAAAATCAAAAGACTGCACATTAAATTTTGAAAAGTTAACGGACGTAAGGGGGAAAAGACCGTGACAGGCGAAGAAATGACGAATAGATATTTGCAACGCTTGGATAAACGCTTGCGGGCCTATGGAATGTCCTTGAATCAAACAATAGCGGACATCGAACGCGATTATGACAGTGGTTGCCTAAACGTTAATGAAGCACAGTGGCAAGACATTGTCGTTCTTGTTGGGAGCATTGTTCAGGCAAATACACGCATGATTCATGAAGCGTCAGATAGCATATATGCTGATGGCGAAGTTTCAGGTAGCCTGCTTAAACTGATTGAGCTTGCCAATCACTTCGCAACACTGGACTTCTCAGAAACGCCATTAATTAAGCAGGTGTCAAAAGCATGATTGAGCATAAGAGCGAAACTAACAATGCAAACCAAGATTGGGCACGTGAACGACTTCGCAACTTTCTTGACGATCATCATAGCTTGCCAATATACCGTTTTGCTTTGATTGCTGGCGTGAGTCGCATCACAGTTGCTAGTTTTCTTGGTGGCAAAGAGGTAATGACGGTAACACTCATGAAAATAGCAAAGGCCATGAATATATCGAGCGATAAGCTAAAACAGCCAATTAGCGAGCAAGAATACATCGAGTTGCGTCAGGAGGAAAAAGCATGACACAAGTAACGGTACGGCTTTACAAACAGGGAGACAAAGTGTGGCGCGATTTCAAGGCTGAATTGCGTAAGCGCTACGAAAATTCAGCAATGCTAGACATCTCTGAAAGCGAAGCATTCTCAAAAATAGAGAAGCAAGAGTTCAATAACCGGATCGTTGTATCAAAGAAAGCGATTGTCGAGAAACGTGCGGTGTCCGGTATTGATGACAGCGACATTTTGAAGACTTCAGTAAACAACGGCCTTAAAAAGATTTCAAAAAAGCGAAAAGAAGCCCGTGCCAAATACGCGCGCGGAATTGCAGAAGCGGCCTCACAATGTGACACGCTGATTGACGTTGCAAAACGGATTGGGAAGTCAACAACGTTCGTGAAGCGAGTGGCAGATGAATTTGAGATCAAGCTGCCACGCCGCAACAACGGGCATGAAGAGATTGTGAGCCGATAGCCATGGTTATCCGCAAGAGACGCAGAGGCAAGTACAATGCGCAACCAGTTGTGATCGATGGCATTCGATTCGCAAGCAAGGCAGAGGGCGCTTACTATCAGCTGATTCGTAACAAACCACAGAAGATCACAATGCAAGAGCCGTTTGAGATTCTATCTGCCTTCAAAATCAATGGAAAACGATACTCGGCAAGAAAATACAAGCCTGATTTCTGTTTCTATGACGGTGACGAATTGACAAAAGTTGTTGACGTTAAAGGCGGAGACGCAACTTTGACTACTGATGCTAGGCTTCGAATGTTGCTGTTCATGATCAGGTACAAAATACCGATCACGATTGCTAGATATGACTATCACACAGGGCTATTCACGGAAGAGCAACTATAAGAGGTGAGAAAATGACGACCAAATTCACAGCAGATGTCGTTCACAAACTGTTAGGTGTTCGTGAGGCACAGCAGGCGCCAGCAGCATTGATGAAGATTGTCATGGATCAGCAAAAGCGTAACGAGCTTTTTAAGCAATTCCTAGATGTCAGCACAGACGTATCACATGACTGGTTCTCAGAATACTTCATGAGTGTTCAAGCTGATCGTAAAGACAAGAAACAAGATTTCACCCCTGAAAGCATTAGCAAGCTCGTGAACATGCTGGTAGGCTCGAATGACAGTAGCGATTATTACGAGGTTGCCGCTGGGACTGGCTCAATGATGATTCAACGATGGCAACAAGACCGTTTGAAGCACAAGCCGTGGGATTACCGGCCAAGCATGTATTTTTATCGCCTTGAAGAGCTTGGCGATAGCACGTTGCCGTTTTTGATATTCAATTGTGCCATTCGCGGCATGAACGCAACAATTGTTCATGGTGACAGTCTGACACGTGCTGCTAGACAAGTATATTTCATTCAAAACGATGAAGACGACTATTTGCATTTCAGCACAGTGAATGTGATGCCACACAGCAAAGACGTTGAACAAGAATTTGATATTCGACAATGGCTAGAACCTGAACAAAATCACATTGAATCAACAGAGATACCCGCAAGATACAACGAAGTCATTCAGGAATTAGCGGCGGTAAAGGAGGCCGGCCAATGAAAGCTGGAGACGACACGTTCGATGACATCTACATCAGTAAAGAAACAGGCAAGGTCGTAGGCGTCATGTATGAAGATGTGGACTACAAACTAGTGCCAATCAAACAGGAGGACGAAAAATGAGCGAAGAAAAACTGTACATGGTAAAGAACGCAAAGGGAATTTATCTATCCATGAGTGATGACGCACTTCTCCGTTGGCGTGAAGGTCAAGTAGTTGCCACTACTAGCCAAAGAATAGCCCACGACCTTTGCACAGAACACGGTGGCCACGTTGTAGCGTTCGTTGAGGAGCCTAAAAAGGTGGTAATCAGCAAAAAGGACGCTTTGCGTCAGGGCTGGCTGGTTGCTCGTTATGGCCGGTACAATCCTATTGTGGTTTCTTACATTATCGCAAGGTATAAAGATGACGCATGGGACATGATTGAGGCTTACGCAAACGGCTATACCGTTGCAAATGAGAATAAGTATCTAGTATATAAGGAACTCGGGGGCAAGCAGAAAAACAAGCAAGTTGCTCAAGCGTACCGATCTTCGGTTTATCCCGGGACCATCTCATGGATTCTTACTAATGAAGTCAAAAGTGGGTCATGGTCTCAGTTCACCGAAGCAGAGATTGAGCACTATGGCTTACAAGACTGCGAGAAAGAAGAGGTGACTGACGATGAGCAATGAGACGAAGCGGGACGTGTTTCTTGACTGCATTAATGATCTTTTAAAATGTCATGAAGACGATGGCTCTATTTCGCAAGCAATACGTGCAGTAACTTTGAAGAATCGTTATGATACTGCCTCTCCTGATGAAACTGACAAGCAGAAAAATTGCCCATATTGCCACAATAAATGTGGTCTCAAAATATCGCAAGATGCTTATTCATTTTGGTATAGGAATAAGAGATTTAAGCCACTATTTTGCAGTAACTGCGGGAGAAAACTATGACAGAGACGAAGCGGGACGTGTTCGATGATGCGTTGGCATATGCGCCAGTTGGCAGGGAATATGACCCGGTGAACGATGATGAGGCTGGCGACCTACGTAGCTGCTTATCTGCGCGTTATGACGCCGCCTTGCCAGATGACCTGCCAGTGCTTCCGAAAGCGGTAGGCCAATACATCAGGAAAGCAAAGGCACCCGGCAAGTGGGGACTGCTAGACGTATTTTGGCACCTTGGAGATAACATCTCAGCGGTGGGGGTTAATGGCCTTTATGATTGGCAACGCTGGATGGCTGACAACCAAGTAGCCGTTGCCCGTGCATGGGTGCTTGGTGTCTGGAAAGTTGAGGAAACCGGCGAAATCGTGAAATTGGAGGAAGAGAAATGAAACGAGAGATTAAGTTCAGAGCGTGGGATAAGGAAAACAAGAAAATGGCTCAGGTTTCTAGAATTGATTTTGGACCTGGAGGGATTAAGTACCTTGTCGATGACAGCGTGTTACTCGAGTACACCGGCCTGACAGACATGAACGGGCGAGAAATCTACGAAGGCGATATTCTGAAAGTTACAGGAGAAGACGGTGAATCATATGTAGCAACCGTAAAATGGTTTGGCGATGAAGACTACCCAGCATTTGATTTGGAAGGAATACCGTCAGCATGGAATTATGATGCAAATGCACTTGCAACCATTTTTCAAAATGGTGTTGAAACATGTGAGGTCATTGGAAATATCTTTGAGGACAAACAGCTATTGGAGGGCAAGCAATGAAAATAAGACCTTACCGTTTCGTGTCATGGATTAGTTTAATTTTATGTATTGTGACTTCATTTATGCCTGAGAAACATTTGGTGTACGGATACTATAAAACGTATGTTTTTCTGACATTGGCAGCAATATTGTTTGCGCTTTGGGACATTGCGGATTCAATCATGGAGGAGCGGCAATGAAACAGATGATTGCCGTTATCTTGCTCATCGCAGGTGCTGCAATGTGGATGTGGGCTAACTGGAAAAGAGGAAAATAAATGAAATCAAAAAGTAATCGCGTGTTTCAAAATAATGTCCGCAAGAATATCTGTGATACACACATGCTTAAGAAGGATTACGCCAAAAGCATCGGCATTACGACACGTCAACTGGCGCATCTGCTTCAAGACAACAACGTTAGCTTGGCAAAACTTGATGACTTCGCTGAGCGTGCTGGGATTGATCCGTGGGAGCTCATTCGGCCTCATGAAAGCAAATAAAAAAGCGCACCATTACGGCACGCCGTTTCCCCAAATTTTTACAAATTCAATTATACCATAAGGAGTGGACGCAGTGGTGCGAGCAACGAGTTACTTTGGCAAGAGAAGCAAACAAGATCGAGATGAAACAGCCGCCAATGCTGAACGTATTTTACTAGAATATCCTCGGGCTAAGTCAAAAACTTTGCGTGGTGCCGTATCAATTCAATCGCCCACTCTTGATGGAATGCCTAGAAATGATACTGTTTCTAATCGTAATGAGGACAGAATAATTAATACTCTTGATGACGAGGATTTAGTAGCACAGTGCGATTATATTGTTAACAAGGCGATGCCAAACGTAAGTAAAGACCCAAACTGGGCAAAGATCATTAAATTAGCGTACTTGCTTCCCCAACCAATGAAGGATGTTGCTATTCAGCAGCGGCTTGGCTATGGGCATACAGCGTATTATGATGCAAAAAAAGAGGCGCTTTGTGCTTTTGCCGAGCTTTGGCCACCTTTTCCTACAGAAATTGTTACTTATTTCTAGACCGGACACTTTGCGGACAAAGAGCGGACACTTCGCGGATAGTCAACGTCATATTATGGTATTGTGCCAAAGGTGAGGAACCTGAGACACCGCGTTTTTCCTCCGAGCCTCAGTGATGATAAAGCTGTGGCAAGGCGTGGCAATGAGGACTGACCGTGATAGTCAGGCGGGTTCGATTCCCGCATGCCACATTGTCCAGTTTAGCGACCGGACACAGCTTGCGATGACCCCATCTGACACTGGGCGAGCGAGCAGCAGACATATGAAGCACAGATATCACCTCAATGTAGTATTCCAGTTCGTGCTGGAGTACTATTTTTTTGAGGTGATATAGGATGATAAATGGTGAAGAATTAAAAGAATTAATAGCAAATCCTGAAAAAGCGTTTATGGCCGATAGAAAATCTCTTTCAGACAGGATAGAAGCCCAACGCTTGGGAACCGAAGAGGTGAAAGATGCTGTGGCAAAAACAGCTAAGGAAAAAGGCAAAAACCTTACTACTGATTTTTTTGACGGTAAGTGGGGAAGCCTAGTGCTTGATATTGTTGATACAGGAAATAAGCTCAAAGAAAAACTAAATGATGCAAAAAAAGTCAAACTTTTTGCGGAATATTTGCAGAAGTCAGATGATCAACAGCTTGCGTTAGAAAAGCTTTCTGACTTGGTGACTAGTCCGTATGGGGTTGCAATCTATTCAAAGATATCATCTATTCTAGATAGCTCCTCAGCAGATGAAGATTTGCTTCAAATTCTTTCTGCATATTTGGCAAAAGTAACAGACAGCGAAGATATAAGGAAAACTTTTTCCCGGTCCAAAACTGTTCTTAACATAATTTCAAAGTGCTCTCCTCAGGCATTGATTCTTATTAAGAACAGGCAAGTTTGGCCCGTTATTCCAAGCAACAGAAGCTTTGCGGCGGTGTCTGGAATAGTTCAAGGAGTTAGTGTCGCTGAAGTAGCTTCAGAATTTGCTAAGGTCAATGTGTTTTCGGGCATTTCAATTTCCTCAATTCAAGCAGCGATAGTTGATATGGAGTTTAATGGACTAGCAAAACTAATTTACGGTAACGATGCGACTCCAGGACATGACCACAATAAAGAAATTATGATGGAAGAATTAACAGAAACCGGCAATTTTTTGCTTAGCGAATTAGTATCGTGATGTCACTTGCGTTTCTAGCACTCCGCCAAACGGTGAGGTGCTATTTTTGTGGAATTAGCATATTTCAGGTTTGCCTAAAATTGAGTTATCATAGCATTGTGTTGATACTTATCCATAAGGAGGAACGGAATGAACGACTATGATAAGGCAAGAAAGCTAGTCCAATTTATGGCATTAGCTGAGATCTCTCAGAAGACCGGTGTACGAATAAGCCAAGTTTGGGAATACCGTGAACATCACGGGGCAATTGATAATGCATCTCCACAGCTCGTTAAGAAAATGGCAGATTTATATGATGAACGAAGAAAGATCTAGTAAGAATAATACAGACGCTACGGCGTCTATTTTTGTGCAACAAAAAGGCCCTCTGAGCGATTAACTGAGGGCCTAGCTACCGGTGTTTACTGAGGTGAAACAACGGTGCCTAAAAAGAGTATAACACATGTAGCAATAAATCGGATTCAAAAAGCCCTCAGAGGTCGAAGCGTCTRAGGGCCGGAGAAATGGAAAAAATGAAATCCACTAGTGAGYAGCAGCGATTGACTTGGAGGAGAAARGCCRCTGCTCACGGCTACATAATAGCACATTCCTTGTATAAGGRTACTAAAATAGCTCTCGGTTGGGGTCCGAGAGCTAAGGAGTGGGGTAGTAYCGAGGAGTGAAAATGAGTATATATTTGGAACAATTTAATTTTAACTCATCGAAATTTTTTAAGCAACGAAAAAAGCCCTCGGGGACGAATCCGAGGGCTTAAGAACTCGGGAAGTTCTTTTTGGAGAACATGAGCAGAATCGCTAAACTGCTCACAGACATTATATTTCAGGAGGCGAGTAGATGCAATGGACAGATGAGCAGATCGGTGACATTAGGAAGCTCGCCTCTGAAGGCTTTACAAGACGAGAAACAGCCGACAAACTCGGAATTAGCTATGATGCGTTGCAGGGAAAAGCAAGACGGCTTGGCATCGAATTTCAGAAGCCACTGAAGAATGAATACGATTCAGACGGCACACAATCCAGTGAAACCATTCTAAAGGTTGTCAGGGGCCACAAAATGACGCCTAGAGAGGTTTTGGAAGCTCACGGGTACGATTACACCAAGTGGGAGCTTGTACGTGCCACAAGCAATTTTTGGAAGCAGACGCCTGAAGCRACRTTGTAYCARAGCAAGATACAAATCAGGCCGTTAGTTGAAGCRGAACAATATGAATCATTGATGAATGACATCATCACACACAAGGAGCCATAYCAAGCYAAGGCTCCTATTTTTGTGGAATCAGATCGCTATCTKGTCATTCCTGCTTTCGAYACRCATTTCAACGGTCACACATTCGACATCTATGCTGAATCTCTTAAACGGCAACTAGAGATCATTGAACGCGGCCGCTACGCCAAGATATTGCTCATTCTGGGCGGTGATCTGGCTCATGTGGATAATATCAACTCAACCACAGCAAAGGGCACACAGCTCGAAACAACCGACTTAGGCGAGACTGTGAACGAAATGGAGCAATACTTCGAGACACTGATTGAAGCAATCATTAAGAACGCCAATGAGTGTGAGGTCATGTATTGTGCCGGAAATCATGATCCGTCAGTTGGATACATGTTCGCACGGTTATTGAAACGCGCCTACAGTAACCAAGCTAATATCACATGGGATATATCGTTGAAGCATTACAAAGGCGCAATGCTCGGCCATAACTTTATTGGTGCTACTCATGGTGACAAGGGCAAGAATAACTACCTTGCAAAATACCTAGATGAGTTTGGCTTCATGTTAGGCACAGCGCAGAACCGCGAACTGTTCACGGGGCATCTGCATTCAGAGATGAGCAAAGACCTAGGTGGATTCGTTCAGCGTCAAGTATCGACACGCAAGCCAACCGACAAATGGACTGATGATATTGGCGTGGTTGCTCACAAAACGTTTGAGCTGGTCGAATACAGCGATCATGACACGAGGGCGATCTACTATGTGTGAGGTGATTTCATGGCTCAAATGGTGATGACCAAGTTCGGCTACATGTCGAAGGCAGAGGCCTCAATCATTGGGAAACTCGCAAAAGAGGAAGCTCAGAAGAAAGCTCAGAAGAAAGCCCAGGAAGACAAGAAAAAGCGCGGGAGGTGTGGTGATATGTAATGCGACTGACAGCAAAACAGAAGAAGTTCGTTGATTCTTATATTGCTGATAGCAATGCCACCAAAGCGGCACTAGAAGCAGGATACAGCAAAAGAACGGCTAGGTTTGCCGGTGCAGAAAACCTAACAAAACCTAACATTAAAGCTGCCATCGACGAACGCATGAAACGCCTAGAATCTGACAAGATTGCCAAGGCTGCTGAGGTGCTTCAATACTTCACTACAGTGCTTCGTGGAGAGGCAAAAGAGACAATTATAGTTAGCACTCCAGACGGTGCAGATGCTGTTGAAAACGAGCCAAGCATCAAAGACCGCATGGCAGCAGGACGAGAATTGCTCAAACGCTACCCTGGCAATGATGAGTTGCTCAATGCTCAGCTAAAGAAGATTATTACTGATATTGAGAAAACTAAGGCTGACGTTCGCAAGTCTAAAGCTGAGGCTGACATCATGGAAGCTAAGGCCAAGTTGCTTACTGATGCGGATTCGCAAGATAGGACGGTGATTGTCGATGACGTCCCAGAAGATGATTAAGTTAAGTAAGATGGTGCAACCACATTTCTATTCGTTTTGGCGGTCAAAGGCACCATATCTGATACTTAACGGCGGTCGTGGCTCATTTAAATCATCGACAGTTAGTCTGAAGCTTGTCATGATGCTGAAAAGGCAAGCGCAAGAAGGCCATAAAGCAAACATCATCGTCATTCGAGAGAACACGGTTAACTTGCGTGACACTGTATACAGCCAAATCGGTTGGGCAATTGACATGCTCAAAATGACAGACGAGTTTGTGTTCAACGTATCGCCTATGCGCATAACACATCGTGGAACTGGTAGCACATTCTACTTCTATGGCGGTGACAAACCTGAAAAGCTGAAGTCTAACACCGTTCGTAACGTGATTGCTGTGTGGTATGAAGAAGCAGCCAACTTCAAATCTGCTGAAGTGTTTGACCAAACTAACCCGACATTTATTCGGCAAAAGTCACCATGGGTTGATCAGGTTCAAGTCTTCTACACGTATAACCCACCGAAGAATCCGTATGACTGGATTAATGAGTGGATTGATAGCGTGAGAGGCGACCCGGACTTCTTCATCGACAAATCAACTTATCTCAATGATGATCTTGGGTTCACTGATGGCCAGCAGTTAAAACTGATCGACAAGTATAAAGCCAACGACTATGACTACTACCGTTGGCTTTATCTTGGCGATGTGATTGGATTAGGAACCAACGTCTACAACATGGATTTGTTTCATAGGCTGGATGAGGTGCCAAGCAACGATCCGATTAGGCGTCTCGTGTTCTCAATCGACGCTGGTCATATTAATAGCGCAACCACGTGCGTGGCAGCCGCTGTTACGGCCAAGAACAACCTGATCGTGCTAGACACCTATTACTATTCTCCAGCCAATCAGAGCGTGAAGAAGGCACCAAGTGACCTTGTGCCAGAGATAAAGTCGTTTATCGATAAGGCAAGGTCAAAATATAATCATCCCGTGCTTAAATACACGATTGATTCTGCTGAAGGTGCGTTGAGAAACGAGTTTGTTAAAGAGTTCGGCATTCGCTGGCATGGCATTGTCAAGGGCAAGGAAGCGGACATGATTGACTTTGTGTCTAACTTGCTTGCTCAAGGACGTGTGTTCTACTTGGACAATGACGACAACAAGATATTCATCTCAGAACATCAGCAATACCAGTGGGATGAGAAGACCGCACAGTCTGACGATCCACACGTAATCAAAGAGCACGATCACACGGTCGATGCTTTCAAATATATGGTGATGGACAATGCCGGACAGTTGAAACTTAGCCAAGCCAACAAGGCACGAGCATTCAAGAACACAAGCAAATACTTCTAAGGAGGTGGCCATCATATTAACAGTTCAAGGTAAAGGCTCAATTACAGACGGTGACGTGTTCATTTTTCCAGTAGACACAGCTATTACTGGGGACGATATTACCAATTTCATTAGCACAAATGATGAACTAGCTCGCAGAAAATATCTACCTGCTAAAAAGATGTATCTTGGCAAGCACAAGATTCTTCATGAAGATGCCAAAGACCATGGGCCAGACAATCGTCTTGTTGGCAACTTGGCTCATTATATCGTGGATACCTACAATGGATTTTACATTGGCATTCCACCTAAGATCACGCTCGATAACACACAGGACAACACTGTGCTGCAAGAATGGAACGACACGAACAGCGTTCAGGACAAATTAAGCGAAATCAGCAAGCAAGCATCCATTTACGGACGGGCACTTGCTTTTTTGTACCAAGATGAGAACAGCAATACGTGTATTGCGTACAGTTCACCTATCAATTCATTCATCATCTATGATGACACGGTAGCACATAAAGCCATTGCTTTTGTCATGTATTGGCATGATGAAGACAACAATCTAACTGGCAAGGTGTATATGAAAGACGGAATATACGGACTTGATATGGTTCGCTTTGAAGGGACAGACGGATTTAACCCATTTAACGAAGTGCCAGCAGTTGAGTTCTTCATGAACACCGAGCGTCAAGGTATCTTTGAAAACGTCGAGACGCTCATCAATGCGTTGGACAAGGTACTAAGCCAAAAGGCAAATCAGAATGAGTATTTTGACAACGCGTACTTGGTTCTCAAGGGTCTCAAACTCGATGAGGACGATGACGGCAACCCCAAACTCGATCTTAATGGCAACCAGATTATCTACGCGCCAGACGCTGATTCTGCTCAAGGCGTAGCTGAATTTCTGACCAAACCTGATGGTGATGCCATTCAAGAGCACCTCATTGACCGCCTGATCAGCATGATCTATCAGATCAGCATGGTCGCAAACTTGAACGATGAAGCATTCAGCGGCAATAGCTCTGGTGTTGCATTGCAATATAAATTGCTACCAATGCGCAATCTGGCGGCCAATCAAGATCGCAAGTTTACACAGTCACTCCGGTCCCTTTACAAGATCGCATTCAGTGTTGGAACAATCCTGCCAGAAAGTAAATCTGATGACTGGCAAAAGCTTAACTTTGCATTCACGCGAAATCTTCCGGAGAACATTACCGACGAAGCGGACGCGGCTTCTAAACTAAAAGGCCTCGTATCAGATCAGACTATGCTCAGCACATTATCGTTTGTCGATGATCCCAAGGCTGAAATGAAACGCATCGCTGACGAAACCGCCCAGAAAGCAAAGGATGCTGCTACTAACAGCCCGTCAAGTCCGGACTTCCAGAAATTGCTGAATGGTGGTGGCAATGATGACAACACAGATAGCGAGTAATTCCGCATATTGGAATGAGCGTGAGGCCGCTGAGCGGAAATGGATTGCCGAGAACCTTAAGAATGACGAGGCGTTTAATGCTAGGATTCAGACTTATTTTGAAAAAGCCCTAACCAACATTCAAAAGGATATTGATTCAGAGCTTGCCAAGTATGCCGCATATAGCAACGACAGTATGGCCGGTGCGCGTCAAGCAGTGATGGCTACCGACATTAAAGCTTATCAAGCGGAAGCAAAGTCAATTGTCGATGATGCTAGAAAGATGTACAACGGCGAACCACTCAAATATTCCGACTTTAGCAAGGATGTCAATGATCGTCTCAAGCTATACAACGCTACCATGCGCATTAATCGCTTAGAAATGCTCAAGAGTAAGATTGGTCAAGAAATGCTTGATGCACACATGAAAGTGAACGCTGATCTAATCTCAAAATTGAGCGATGATTATCAATCCGAGATCAAACGGCAAGCCGGAATACTTGGAGAGACGGTANCTAAGGGTGGGTACACG